TTCATGATCCAGTAGAAGCTTCGGGCCTTGGGGCCAGCAACAGCTTTACTATCAAGGCTAGTCCTAAAGCATTTGAACTGCTGTCCACACCCTACAGCGACGCCATTTTGGCAGTGGTCCGAGAAATTAGCTGCAACGCCATTGACGCGCATCAATCTGTTAATAAGGACGCATCAACTATTGAAGTTCACGTGCCTAACATCGTTGAGCCTCATTTTAGTGTTCGCGACTATGGCCCTGGCCTCAGCGTCAAGGACGTTACGCAACTTTACACTACCTATTTTGCTTCAACAAAAGACGACAGCGATGAGCTTATTGGTGGTTTTGGTTTGGGCAGCAAAGCTCCTTTTGCTGTAGCTGACCAATTCACAGTTACTAGTTGGCACGATGGTTTTTGTTCTGAGTTTGTTTGCTATAAGGAAAACGGTCAACCTAAGATCAGCATTCTGCGCTCTGCGCCTAGCTCTGAACCTTCGGGTCTTAAAGTGACTGTTTCTGTTCCGACCACTAAGATTTGTTTGTGGGAAACTGCTATTCGCACGTTTTTTAAATATCACTTGATCATGCCCACTTGTTTGAAAGATTTTGTAACTCCACTTCTGTCTGGAGTTCGCTGTTCATCTAATACTTATACTGACGGTTATGCTCACTGGTATGTCGTCGGATCAGATTTTCGTGTTTTGATGGGTGGCGTCAGCTACACTATTGATCTTGACAGACTACATAAACTTAAAACTGTTTTTGAAGAAGTTCATAGTTGGCGTTGGTCTAGCCAAGGGCTCCTTATTGTAGCGCCTTTGGGTGCTGTGCAGCCCCATATCTCCAGAGAAACTCTTAACTATACTCCGAGCACTGTTGCTTGGCTTGAAGATGCAATTATAAATGCTATTTCAGAAATGCATGCTTCGTGCCTTGCAGACTTTGACGATTTGACTACTGTTTATGAGGCTCGTAAATTTTATTTCGTAACTACTAAAGATGTGCCATTTCGCCAGCTTCTCCTTAAAAAACTACAATTTAACGGACAACCTCCTCAAAAATTTGTTTATACTCCAGATACTCTGTCACAAACTTTATACTCTAAGTCAAGTTTTCGCATTACATGGCGAATTGACAATTATGTTTACCATGACATTGAAAATGATCGCGAGCAAAAGTATTTTTGGCTAGCCAGTTCGCCAAATGCCAGCGTTTATAGGCGCATTCGCGAAGCCCATCCAAATAAAAATCAAAGTTACAACATTGGTCTTTTTTGGGGCAGCAGCTTTGCTGATACTCAAAAAGCTTTGGACGATGCAGGTTTCCCGCCCAATTGTCTTGAAGACTTTGAGGCGGTTCACCCGCTGGTGCCTAAACCTAGGGCACCTAGAACCAGACGCGCACCTCAGCCAGTGGTGCTCACCGGCTATCCGAAGCTTGCCGGGCCTCAAGTTAAACTTGATTTGAATGTGCCCAGCTACTTCGTTAAATTTTATAAAGGTGATTTTGAGGACGCATATGTGCGTTCACTTTATTGGATAGTTAAAAGTGTTGGTTGGATTGACCGCCCGCTTGTGGGCATCAATAGGGGAGAACTAACAAAGAGAGCACTTAAACAACTCAACAAAGCAGGGTGGGCAGAGTTTGATATCAATTTTTTGCACACCTTGCCTAACAGTAAACTTGACGACATGCTTCGTTATTATGTCAGTTGTGAACTACTTAAGGATGCCAACTATTGGTCGCTGATCCATCTTCCGCCTGGCACTTTCAAAAACAATTCACTTGAAATTGCTTTGGCTAAGCTGCGGCCTTATGCTCCAAAAATTACACCGACAGTTCCACACAATCTTAACAGCAACGATAATTACTGGCATCCTAATCAGAGAGCTTACTATACCGAGCAACTAAATAAAGCAATAGCCGCAAAAGCAGAAGTGGAACAAGCTCTTGCAAAGTATCCGCTGTTCGCCTACATGAAGTTGCCTAGTGACGTGCCTTCTGATATCATCGCTTACCTCTCAACCTGAAAGGACCTGCCATGTTCCCCTTCATTATCAAGACGACTGGTATCTACCTGGCTCCCGAGGGCCGTGCGCCTATTGAGGTGCCTGCCACCCACGCTAACTATGAAGCCATCAAGCAGGCTTTGCGTGACGGCGACGAGGCCCGCGTTCTTGAACTTGCCGAGCCACCCGTTGCTAAGCTTACAGCTTCGGGTCGGGTGCGGCTCGACGCCAGCGGTCTTTATCTTGACGGTAAGCGCCTCGATAACTACATGGCGCAGCAGCTTGTTCGCTTTGCCGAAGAAGGGCTGCCCGTCAATCATCTTGTTGCTTTCGTCAACAATCTTTACAACAATCCGAGCCGCACCGCTGTCGAAGAACTTTACTTGTTTTTGGAAGCGGCTCGCTTGCCCATTACGGAAGATGGACATTTCCTTGCTTACAAGACCGTCCGCTCAGACTTTAGGGACAAGCACAGCGGCACCTTTGATAACAGCCCCGGTAAGGTGTGCGAAGAGCCGCGCAATACGGTGGACGAGGACCGCAACAAGACTTGTTCTAATGGTCTTCACGCTGCCTCTTACAATTATGCGCGTAACACCTTTTTCAGTTACGGTGACCGGCTGGTTGTGGTCAAGATCAATCCGGCTGATGTTGTAACTATTCCTCGGGACTACAATAATGAGAAGCTGCGTTGCTGCCGCTATGAAGTTCTTTATGAAGTGCTTGACGTGAACCAGGACGTGCTGACCGACACCGTTATCGTCTAGTCAACTTTGGGGGAGATTTTTCTCCCCCTTTTTTCAAGGACACACAAGATGCTTGACCAGCAGGCTGTAGTCGCTGACTACAAGAACGGCGCTCTTATCGGCGAACTTGCTGCTAAGTATAGCGCGCTTCTCGGTATTACTATCAGACCCGCTGACATTAGCGCCGTGCTTCGCCTTCACAATGTCCCTATCAGGCGTGGCAATCCTAATATTGGCATTCAGGCGAAGGCCGCTGCTGCTGCTCGCCAAGTCAACGCCCTTCACAATAATCTTGTCAAGCTTGTTGAAAAGTATGGTGCTCAGGAAGTTTTGGCTGAACTTCAGTTGATTACTGGGGGCACGAATGAATGACAAAATGGCTGCCAATCTTATGGGCGATAGCCCTGGCAGCATTAATCCTGTAACCTCTCTTACCAATACACAAGCTTTTGCCCGCGACCCCCTTTTGCATACCAAAGAAACTCTTGATGACATTGTGGCTAGGCTTCGTCCTATTATAGCGCGTCAACGTAAGGCCCGCGACGATGACGCTGTAGTAGCGGCAGAACAAGCTCGCATTAAACAGCTTAACAAAAAGCGTAAGAAGGAACCCTCGCCATGAACATGGTTCATTTGGATGTTTACGTTGAAGATTACCTGCTTTGGGAATTGCAGCGCATTGCGGCCCAAAAGATGACTCATGAATATTCTGACGACGAATGGACCGAGCCTTTGCTAAAAGGCTCGCACACCAATCCAAATGCTACTATTTCGCTGGCTCGTGCTCTTTGCCGGGCTTTTAAATTGGAGCCCGAAAATGAAAATAACCAATAAGCTTAATTTGCCTGTCAGTATCGTAGCTGCTGTGGATAACGATGCCTATAGCAAGCACGGTGCCGACCTAAGTGTTACGGAACTTTTGCAGCCGGCCCAGATCACTTACTTGATGAACAAACACGCTGATGACCTGGAGGAAGATGTCAGCGACCGTATTTGGTCTTTGCTTGGGCAGGCGGTCCACTCAATTATTGAACGGGCTGGTGCTGCCCTTGAAAGCTTTAACGAAACTACCATCATCAGCAACTTTGAGGGCACCACTATCAAAGGCACCGTTGATCACATCGCTTTTAACAACGACGAACTCAATGATTTCAAAGTTACCAATGTGCGCAAACTTAAGGGCGGCGCTTTGCCTAACGAGTGGATTGCGCAAACCAACATCTATCGCTGGCTTATCGAACGAGAAACTGGCCGTAAAATCAACAACATCTACATTATTGCTATTTTTCGTGACTGGTCTAAACTGGAAGCGCAGCGCAACAATGACTATCCTAGACGTAGTGTTGAACGCTTACATATTCCTATGTGGTCTGACATTCAAGTTGAAATGTTTCTGCGAGAGCGGATTGCGCTTATCAAAATGGATCCGCCGCCTAGCTGTTCAGAAGAAGACATTTGGGCGCGGCCTACCCGTTATGCGCTTATGAAGGAAGGGCGCAAAACCGCTATCAAACTTTATGACTTTGCTCATGAAGCCCATGCTGAAGCTGCCAAACTCGGCAGCAAATATTCAGTAGAGGTTCGGCCAGGCGTTGCTGTTCGCTGCCAAGATTATTGTCCTGTCAGCCGGTGGTGCGAGCAATGGGCAAACGATCCGCGCAATCGTCCTCAATATGATCCTTTGGAGGCTCTTAATGAACCGTCAACGGCTTGAAGCACTGTGTGTTGCCAAACCAATTAAGATTGGGTTTAAAAATAGGGATAGCCGCCTTCGCATGAAGCGCATCATCAAACGTGAAGGTCGGCGCCTCATCATTTTTTGGGTTAAAATCTAGCACAACGACCTGAGGAGACAATCATTGCCTGAACTTACTAAAGGGGGCATTGCCCCCGTTCGCCTTTTGCTAATGGGGCGCTCAGCTTCTGGTAAGACTGGCGCTCTTGCCATGCTTGCCAATGCTGGCTATCGCATCATGCTTCACGATTTCGATCAAAACTCTCGGGTCATTACCAATTATCTTAAGCCGGATCATGCCAAGATTTATCGTCAAATTTACGGGGTCGCTCGCCTAACCAACAACGGTATGCTCGACACCGGCAAGGCGGTGCAAAAGCAGGCCGTTGCCGAACTTAACAGGTTTGTGGCGCAGCTTAAGCATTGGCAGACTGAAACTGAAGACTTGGGCACGTGGGATACCTGGACTGCCCATGACATCGTAGTTGTAGACAGTAGCACCTTTATGGCTCGTATGCTGCAACTTGCAGCTTACGAGCATCCCAAGGCCAATGCTGACGAGCGAGCTATTTACAAATACGCTGGAGAGTTTCAAACAAAAATTCTTAATGACCTTTGTTCTGATGCTAACAACGCCTCCGTTATCTTGACTGCTCACCTGCAACAGGTAGGCGAAAAAGACAGTCAAGGCAACATCATTTCAAATTTGGAAAACATTCCAACTGGCGTGGGTGTTGCCGCTGCCAAAACTATCCCAAGTTTCTTTACAGACATTTGGGAAATCCAAGTTAATGCTGGCGGCAAGCGGGTTATTCAGACTGCCGCCACCAACAAGACGCCCCTTCGGGCGAGTAGTGCTGTCATTAAGCCCATTGAAAACTACGAAGACTTCGCCAGCATGTTCAACCGCCTACTCGGCGCTTGACACCAGAGCCACCCCGGCCTATATAGGGCTGGTCACTACGAGTAATACACCAAACAAGGAGCACAGCATGTCTTTTTTCG